CATCTGCACACCAATTTCTGACTTCACGATTATGAATCGATTGAGAAGACCAGATGCAACGTCACCACCTGAAATAGCTTGCATGAACTCGCTTGGCGTAGACATACCGACTAAAGTTAGAGATGGACGTTTGACCACCTTCTCCAGCTTCTCAGCCTCAGAGCTCTTCATTGTATTGGTAGCGTATCCCTGTTGTCTCAGGACACCATCTTGCCGACCAAAAGTTTCCATCAGGGCTGTTAGTGCGTCAGCTTTGTGCTGCATACCTTTTGCTGCAGCTGCCTTGAGTTGCCGACCAAGTTCATCGATTACACTGACATGGGTTGGCTTTTTGGTCAGTGTCGATAGGACACCTGCACCACTGGTATATCCTGCTGGTCCTATCAGCTCTTCGAGGCCAGCCTCTTCGAGTAGATCTTCTAGCACAGACTTTGTGTGTTCCTTACCTGATCCAGTCTCACCAATGTTTAGGAAGTACAGACTGCTGAAGTTGCGTTGGTCAGTCACCCACCGCCTACCCATAACCACTGAGCCAAATGCAATAGCTGCCTGAACACTGAACTGAGGTTGAGGTTTAATGGCTGTCGTGGCGTAGTGATTGACTACATCTTGTAAGACACCAGGCACACTGAGTAGGTGTTCAGGTACAGTATCTAGTGGGTCATCAGATGTCTTGGCTGACTTTGATAGAATACTATTGGCAACTTTTGCTCCATGCTCGATAGCTTCCTTGTCGTAGTCATAATCAGGTTCCTGAGTGACATTCATAATCTGTGCAGCTTCCTTGACTGCCTTTGTGGTATTGCCCATGTGCTCAAACTGGAGCCAGAGCTCGAAGCAATCGAAAGAGTGATTGCCAAATGGATCAGATGCGTGGTGACTAAATGCTCTGCCATCTTCAAAGATCTTGACCCCAGCCAGCTTAGAGCTTGAGTTTGGAGACAGGTATCTATTCTTAAATGTCTGCTTGTATCCATACTGGATGAGCAGACTATGCATATCGTGAGACTCGTTGAAGGCATCGATGACGCTAGTGCTATCACCTTTAGGTCTTTGCTTGCGAGGTGGCTGAAAGTCAGGCTCTCGCTTCCAAGGGCAGACCTCCATCATCTGTGGACGTATTTTATCCCACTCCCTCCAGAGTGTCAGGAGTTGTGGCGGTAACTCTGGCAGACCATCAAAGATAGATCGACCTGCCCAAGTGTAAGGTCTACCTGTGTCTGGATGGATGCTTGGTGGGAGGCAATCTTGGACTGCACCTGCTCTGAGCTCAAACACGACTTCAGTCTTGCGTGGGTCTTCTTTGGTAGGCCACGATATCTTATGTGTGATGAGATCAGGTGGAGCCTTGAAGATGAGCTTGCCACGATTTTCTCTGCCAATAATCTGGGGAGCTGACTGCATCAGTTCTGAGAAGTCGATGCCAAGAGATTCAAAAATCAGTTGAGTATTTTCGACATGATCGATGTCGATTGCACAAGTACCAGACGCACCATGTAACAATCCCACGTTGTGATTTGGGTTCTCTTCATAATACAGTCGAGCTTGCTCTGGATCACTTAAAGCTCTCTCAGGTTTCTGCCAGCCAAACTTAGTTGGACCTTTAGTTCCTGGTGGTATGGAAACTAAGAACCAGCCCAGCTTTGAGCAGTAGTCTTGGACTGGGAATTTCATTCTTGCTCCCTCAGATATTCACTTAGTTTCTTCCATGTTGTCAGGCTGATCTGCTCGTTGCCTGATGCCACTCCCTTAACAGTAGGGTGAGACAGCCCACACTTCTCAGCAACGACTGTAATCCTCCTATCCTGCAACGCATGACGTATGTCATCGATTGGTATTAATTCAGTCATTTTCGTTCCTTTTTTTTAAAATGTGTAAAAACATCTTTACAAGGTAAAATAAATTTTGTAAAACGATTTTTATAGAGAGAAGTAGAAAAGAGAAAAAGGAAGGAATTGCGATGAGCAATATCGATGGACTTGCCTCCCAGTGGCTAGAAGTAAAGGCGTTAGAAAAAGACATTATTGCAAGGCGTCATGCAATAGAAGAGCAGATCACCACAGCGTTAGAATCAAAGGGTGAAGGCTCGATCTCCCACAAACTTGAAGCACACAAGGTTACCTTAACACAGCCTGTGTCTCGCAAAGTTGATGCGATAGTTTGGGATAAGGTTAAGGACAAAATTCCAGAGAATATGCACCCAGTAAAAGTCAGTGTCTCTGCTGATTCGGCTGGCTGTAGATATCTTGCTGATAAGGAGCCACGGCTCTGGGCAAAGGTAGCCAAGGCTTTTGAAATGAAGCAAGGCAAAATTGGAATCAAGGTGGAGGCTCTTTGAGCCCCACTACTATTTTACCACAACTGAAAAAGGAAAATAAAATGGAGAGAAGTATGGATGAAATTTTAGATGAAGTGTTCGCACTCATATTTGGGAAGGATTGGTAATGGCTATAAATTTAAAATCACTGTCAAAGCCAGAGGGTCAGCGTCCAGTTATATGCACGTTGTTTGGTGAAGGTGGTATGGGAAAGACTACTCTAGCAAGTATGTTTCCCAAGCCTGTATTTATCCGCACAGAGGATGGCACAGCCTCACTAGTGGGCAATGACGAGGTTAGCCTGTTTCCACTCGCCACAAGCAGTCAGGACGTTCTGGACGCTATTGAGGCTCTGGCAACGGAGAAGCACGATCACAAGACTTTGGTGATCGATAGTATCACACAGCTTGCGACTCAAATCGAGAGTGAGATAGTGGAGTCAGATAGTAAGGCAAAATCTATCTCTCAAGCAGGAGGTGGGTATGGAGCTGGCTATGGTCAGGCATCTGAGCGACACGCACAGATTAGAGAGTGGGCTGGATCTCTAGCTTACGAAGTTGGAATGAACATTGTGTTCATAGGTCATGCCGACACAGAGACATTAACTCTGCCAGACATGGACCCCTACAATCGTTACTGTGTGAGAATGCACAAGAAGAGCATTCCGCACTATACTGACAATGTCGATCTAGTTGGGCTAATCCGACTGAAGACATTTACCAGAGGTGATGGCGATAAGAAACGTGCCATCTCAACTGGAGAGCGTGAGATCCTGTGTTTTCCACAGGCATCGAGCGTCACCAAGAATCGCTTTAATATTAGCGAGCCTTTGCCATTCACATTTGATGGTGGCAACCCTTTCGCACAATTTTTATCAAACCAGAAGGAGAAGTAAAATGGACTTAAATGGATTTAACGCTCTCGAAGTAGAGCCATCAGCAACCTTTCAACCACTGCCAGCAGGGTGGTACAAATGTGTAATCACTGAGGCTGTCGAGGGAATGAATAAGGCAGGGACAGGATCATACCTCAAGCTATCAATCGAAGTGATCGATGGTGACTATACAGGTAGAAATGTTTTTGATTATTTAAATCTCAAGCATGACAAAGATGTAGTCGTACAGATAGCACAGCAATCACTATCTGCGATCTGTCGAGCTATTGGTGTGAATAGCCCAAAGGACAGTGCAGAGCTCTGTGACAAGCCACTCATGGTTAAGATGGCTGTCTCACCTGCACAAGATGGCTATGAGGCATCAAACAATGCCAAGGGCTATGAGGCTGTCACTAGTGGAGCGTCAGCTCAAGCTGCTCCGTCTGGTGTGGCATCTAGTGGTGGGTCAACACCACCTTGGAAGACAAAAAAAGATGAAGCACCGTTTTAGTCTGTTTTATGATGGGGTGGCACTGTTCACCCCATTTCATGAACAGAAGGAGAGTGAAATGAAACGTAAGCAAGTGAAAAAACTGTGGCTGGGTAAGTTTGTCTCTGTCAGAGACTATGAGCTCAAGGATGCAATTCGAGAAGGTGGATTGATAATCGAGCACGAGGGAGAGCAGATGCGTATGTCTGTCGAAGACGTAAAGCAGATTACTCCATCAGGAAAATTTCATAAAGCTAAGTTCGCTGGGAACATCCAGAGCTATCAATTGTGTGATATCACATGGAAGCCAAGCAACGATGAGCAGAAGGAAATGTTTTAGATGAACTTAGAACAATACGCCACTCCAGCCACGATTGATGCAATTTACAAATACTATAAAGACAAACGAAAGAACGAGCATCGACCTCACCTTGGTGGCTCACAGATTGGCAACGATTGCAGTCGAGCTCTCTGGTATCAGTTTCGCCACGCATGGCGTCCAAGTTTTGATGGCAGGATGCTGAGACTGTTTGAGACTGGTGATCGTGAAGAGGATCGAGTGGTGTCAAACCTTCGAGCAGTTGGAGTGACGGTCTGGGAGCGAGATCCAGAGACTGGCAAGCAGGTCAGGTTCACAGAGTGCGGAGGTCACTTTGCACTATCACTCGATGGTGTCGGTCTTGGATTTGCGGAAAGCAAGAAGCCACACACATTAGAATTTAAGACAATGAGCGAGAAGAACTTCAAGGCAATGAAGAACTTGGGATGCCAGAAGTCAAAGCCTGTCTACTGGGCTCAGTGCCAAATTGGAATGCATCTGGCTGAGATCGACAGGTGTTAC